CGGCCCAATGGGACAAGGCGGGGCAAAGCCCATAATATATTATATATTATACTAGTGAAGCGCTCGACCAAAGAAGTCCGTCCTCTCGAATCGGGTCGCCCTTTGTTTCTCGACCAAAGGCATTTAAAAAGTTTTGCATTTCAAAAGCGCCCATTTCAAGACCAACTTTCCCGTCCGGTTTTCGAGAGGCAAGTCTCACTTGATTTTCAATACTCTGAAACTCAGAGGCTTTGATTGAAACGCAAAAACATTTCGTATTGTCGTCCAGTCGGTAAACGTCACCAACTTGCACTCGACAAATTCCTTTTTGACCGATTGGAGCCATAAGCTCCGCAAGCTCGTCTTTGTCAAAGCCGGTCAAGTCCATATCAATATTTTGCGTGTCAAGATCAAGGAGCCATTCTTTTAAAATATCGTCGTCGAATTCTCCGCCATGTTTATTCGCGGCAATATTTGCGGCCTTCTCGGTGACCTCGTCCCAATCAACCTCTCGATAATTAAATCTCTCAACTCCGATCAAGACATAACCGAAAGCAACCGTCCCGCTCGAAGTAACCGGACACCTATTTTCAATTCTCAAGACTGCGTCGGGAGGTAAAGCCTTTGCCCTTTGGTGTCCCCCAATAAGTTGTCCAGACCTCACGTTGTAAACGAAACCCGAAAGGTCTCCGAATTGCTCTAACGATTTCTTGAGCATTTTCAATTTCTCCTCGGTAATCTTGCGAGGATTCCGAGGATTTGGTTTCAAATCTTTAAGTGATTCCATTATTGCTTGATTGATACGATTGCCGGATTGACAACGCCGCCCTTTGCTTGCTCTTCGGTAACACCAAATCTCTCATTCCAATAAAGACGATACTCCTCGCCCCTTACGTGAAACTTGGAAACAATGTCGGAAGCGCAACCCGCCATAAATCCGGTCAAGTCCATACCGTACATTTTGTCGTGAGCCTCTTTGACCGTTTCGTTATGGTCGAGAGATTCCATTATTGCGAGTGAAGCTCTCAGGCACGCGAAAGAATATGGGTCGAGGGAGTTTGCCCCTGCCATTTTTTTGAATTCCTCAACAAGCTCGTGTTTAATTTTGTAACCTTCCATAAAACCTCCTAGGTTTCCGAAAGCAAATTACTTGTGATAATCTTAGTCAATGGAAAATGATTGGGAGATTGCGAAAGCGATTGATTACCCGGACGGTTGGAGGCTCGTGCTTTATCGGACGTCCGGTTACCTCTGCAAAATCGTCCTCCTCGATAACGGAAAACTCCAAGCAACCGAAGAGTTTTGTTGCCCTCACTCCGCCTCAAAGCGATTCGACATACTCGACCAACTTTGCAAATAACGCAAAAAGACTTTAGTCCGCTCAAAATCAACCGATGAGAGTTGCAGTTGATATTCTTAAGACCATGCCTTCGGTCCTGAGTTATTCACGTCTCTTAGGGCCGGGGGCGTTTTCTTGACAATGCGACTTTACAAAGCTTTACAATGAGGACTCTAAGTGCAAGTAAGCGCTCAGAAAACTCAAGGTTGAGTGAAAATGGCAAATGATACTTCGGACCCTAGTAAGGGCGGACGGCCTCAAAAAGTAATCAATCAAGACGAATTTGAAAAACTTTGCGCTCTTTTCTGTACTTTGGAAGAGATTGCCGGATTCTTTTCTTGCTCGACCGATACCATTGAGCGTTGGTGCGAGCGAAAGTACGAAATGGCTTTTGCGGACATTTACAAACAAAAAAGCGCGAATGGACTTATCTCACTTCGACGTTTGCAATATCAATCGGCTGCGGGCGGAAGTGTAGCCATGCAAATATGGCTCGGTAAACAAAAGCTCGGTCAATCCGATCAATCGAATATTAGCGGTGAGGGTTTCAGGCCGATAATTTTGAAATACAATCTTGACGAAATGGAGCCGACAAAAGACGAAGTTGTTTCCCCTCCTCCCGAAACTCCCGAAGAGCAAAAGTCGTGACCCAAAAAATCCTTGCGAAAAATACCATGAGGGCTTTCAATAAAATAAAAGGAGGCAATCAATGGCAAAGAAATCAAAAAAGGGCGGAAAAAAATCCCCCAAAAAATAACGACGGCAAAGAAAACACTTTACCGCCGCAATACGCTGAATCACTAGGCCCCCTCGAAAGGGCCTTTTGATTATGGAAATCAAAGGCTCAATACCGTCACTCACCGAATTAGACCCGAGAGTAATTCCCTTCCAACGAAAACTTGTTTGGACCATAAAAAGAGGCCTCGATTATTCTCAAGGTACGCATGAGATTCTTTGCTCCGGTGCCGTTGGCTCAAGCAAATCAGTTGTTGCGGCTCACTTGGGCATTACTCATTGCTTGGAGAATCCGAAAGCACTTCTCCTCATAGGCCGACGCTCAATGCCTGATTTGAAATCAACGCTCCTCCAAACAATACTTGAGCACTTAGGAGACGACGTCCCTTACGACCTCAACAAGGCAACGAGCATAATCACCTTTGCAAATGGCTCAAAGATTCGCCCGTACTCATGGGCCGACGGACGTTACAAAAAAGTCCGCTCCCTTGAGCCTTCCGCTGCAATCATTGAAGAGTTAACAGAAAACGAGGACCTCGACTTTTACCACGAGATAAAGCTTCGGGTTGGTCGTTTGAAACACGTCAACGAGAAATGGATTCTCTCACTCACCAACCCCGACGACCCAACTCATCCGGCTCATGGATATTTTATCGACAAGCCGAGCGAGAAAACTCACGTCTTTTACTCAAAGACTCGCGACAATGTTTTTCTCCCGCCCTCTTACATTGCAACTTTGGAGGAGGACCTAGACCCTAAAATGGCGAGACGAATGCTTGAGGGAGAATGGCTCGCAATCTCTCAAGAGGTTGTTTATTACTCTTACTCAAGGACCCATAATTTCAGAGACAGAAAATACGAAATCAACCCAAAGTATCCGATTCATATTACTTTCGACTTTAACATTGGAGTCGGAAAGCCTCTCTCGGCAACTTTGTTTCAATGGATTGACCGCGAGTTTCACTTCTTTGACGAGGTCGTTGTTGAGGGCGCTCGGACTGAGGACGTGCTCGACGAAATTCATGGTCGAGGATATTTCGATATTGAGGTCGAGTTTCAGGTCCACGGGGACGCAACCGGAAAACATAGAGACACTCGCTCAAAGCATTCCGATTGGGAGATAATCAAAAATTACTTGAACAACCTGAAAAACAAGGCGGGCAACTATGTCCGCTTCGTAATCGGAGTCCCGCTTTCCAATCCGAAAGTCCGAGACCGACATAATAGAGTCAACGCGCAGTTGCATAATTCAGTTGGAAGGCGGAGAGTTTTTGTATATGGGCCTTGCAAAACACTGGACGAGGGCTTCCGATTGACTAAGCTCAAAGAAAATGCCGGATATGTCGAGGACGATTCAAAGTATTATCAACACGTCACGACTGCCGCAGGTTACGGTATTTGTTGGGTCCTCAGTGAAGAGGGCCGAGTTGAAATTTCAATGTTACGCTAAGGAGAGCAAATGGTCGAAGTCGCATCCACTGAATCACGCAAAAAAGTAATCGACGAAATCCTCGGTAACGAAAATCAAATGAGAAAAAACGGAGCAATGAAGCGCTCCGAAGTTTACAACGACAGAGCCGAGCCATACGTCCTCAAGGGCATGGAAAAAGAGTTTGAAAAATCAACCGTCGATGAAATGCGAAAGATTACCTCGATCAATCTTTGTAAAAGAATCATTGACGAAATCGGCTCACTTTACAAAAAAGCTCCCGAGCGTGAATTCCAAAATGCCAACGGTAAAGACCTAAACGAAAACGAAAAGAAACAAATCGAAAACCTTTACAAGTTTGGTCGCTTCGATTGGAAATATAAAAAAGCAAATCGCTCTTACGAATTACAAAAACAATGCACCATTCAAGTCCTTCCGAGAGACGGAATAATTGAGCTTAGAGTGTTTTCTCCTCACCAATACGACGTTATTCCGGACCCAATGGACCCCGAAAAACCCGGAGCTTACATTGTTAGCGTTTACGACCGCTCAAAAATACTTGCGGGTTACGGGTCAACTGCCAACAATTTTGAAATTAAAAATATGCCCTCAAGCATGGGCCTCGGTGCGGCTTCGGTATCCGACGGAGTTAACCAAGCGATTGCAGACAACGACGATTACAAGCGAAAGCAAATGCGTTTTGTTTGGTGGACCAAGGCAGAAAACTTTTTAACCGACGGCCTAGGCGTTGTCCTTGACCCAACAACGGAAACTCCGTCGAGTGACCCCTCGGCAATTGCGGTTAACCTCCTCGGAGAATTGCCGTTTGTCGACGTTGCTCTAGATAAGGATTCCGAGTTTTGGGTCCGTCACGGCCAAGGCGTTGTCGAGTTTGATCTTGAATTTGCAATGCTCCTCATGGATACATTTTTCATTCATAAAATGCAGGGCTTCGCGCAAGCGATTATTTACTCAGAGAAACCGCCCGCAAATATGAAGGTCGGACCCAATCACGTTATGCACATTCCTTTGGACCCCAACAAAGAAGTGCAACCGCGTTTTGAATTCTCAACTCCCAACTCAGACCTTAACGCCTCAATGGAATTGATTGAAACATTCCTTCGATTGTTTCTCTCGTCGCGAGGTATTGACCCGAAAACGGTATCGGGAAAATCAGAGACTCAAAGATTTTCGAGCGGCATTGAGCGCTTACTCGCCATGATTGACAAATTTGAGGCGTCACAAGATTCGATTGATTTATTTCTTTGGATTGAAAACCAAGTGCTCCGACTAGTCGTCAAATGGTCCAATATTTTCCAAGGTGTCACCTCACCAAACGGACCAACGGTCCCATTGATTCCAGAGCTTAGACTTGCCAAACTTCCAGAGGATATTATTGTTACGGTTAATTTCACGGCTCCGGAAGTAATCCAAACAAAGGCCGAGGCCGAGGACTCTGCGATAAAGTTAAAAGAAAACGGACTTATGTCTAGGACCGAGGCAATTATGAAGTTGCGAAACGTGACCGAAGAGGAAGCAAAGAGAATTGCGAGTCAAATCGACAGCGAAGAGTTATTGAACGCACCGAAAGAAGTTACGGCGCCGGGGGAAAATGGCAACGAGGAAATTAAAACTCAAGATAAACCTTGAGGAGCTTTTCGGAATTCCGGTTGAGAATCGAGCGTTGCGCGAAGCAATCGGAGGCCGTTTAATTGAGAAAATAGTTGCTCGCACTCAGGGCGGCACCGACGTCAATGGTCGGTCTTTCAAAAAGTATTCTAAATCTTACCAAGATTCGCTCGCATTCAAAGTCCACGGCAAAGGGGGCAATGTCGACTTAACCTTGTCGGGCGATATGCTCGCCTCAATGCAAGTCGGGGACTCTTCTCCCGAGAGACTTACAATCGAATTTCCAGACGAAACCGAAAACGCAAAAGCATTCAATCATAACACCGGGGACACTCTCCCAAAGCGTGAATTCTTTGGCCTCACCGAAGAGGAAAAGCAAGACGTAAAAGAAGAGTTTCAAGAGGACGTTATCGACTTTGCTCAATTCATTGAAACAAAAGACGAGGCCGTGACACTTAGAATACTCGACCGACTTCTCTCAGAAAATGAGGCGTCGTAATGGCAAAACTTATCGGCGTGAGAGAAATGCAAGACCGAGTGACAACGACCTTTGAGAAAAGTATTTCAAACCGATCTTTCCTAACATTCCTTGCGAATTTTACTAAGGAGAGGATTTTTAATACCGTCAAACAAGGGTACTCAATGGCGGGCGGAGAAAAACATAAATTAAAACCGCTCTCGACGGGTTACAAAAACTACCGAAAGAAGTTTCAAGAGATTCATCCGGTCGGTACGTTCTTCTCGCCTAACCGATCAAACCTCACGCTCACCGGGCAAATGCTCGAAGCCCTTACCTTCAAAGTTTCTCAAGCCAAAGGTATCTTTGAGGTTTTTGTTAAAGACTCTCCTCGTGACCCAACGCCTCCAATATCTTTGCGGGCAATAAAAGAGCCTCCGAGAATGTCCAACGCCGAAGTCGCAAAAGAAGTTGCGGACAAGGGTCGGCCCTTCCTTGGGCTTGATTCCGCTTCAATGAAACGAATTAGAAACGAAGTTTTAAAAGATTTAAGACTGCAACTCCGAAGGTCGGGGTTGCGGAAATAGCAAAGGAGGCTATAGAATGGCAACTGAAACCGAGGTCAAGTCTGACCTTAACGGCTCCAAGTCTGGAGACGAAAACACTGAGAATGAAATTGACGTTAATCGCTCGGCAGAGGAATACGCGAAACGAGTTGTTGAGCTTTCCGCTGAAAATAAAAAGCGAAAAGAACGTGAGAAAACTCTTCAAGCAAAGTTGGACGAAGCGCAAGCCAAGTTAAACAATGCCGATGAAGAGAAGGCCAAAGAGCAAGGTAAGTACAAAGAGTCTTATGAAAAGACCAAGACCGAGCTTGCGGTTGAGAAA